TGCACAAAAAAACACACGATGGAGAGAAAGGAGCCTGTCATGGCGGATAACAAAGGCATGGAATACCTGCGGCGGAAGCTGCTGATGAAACAGGGCAGAGTGGAGACCAGGTACAAATACTACGAGATGAAAAACAAAGCACGAGACTTCGGGATATCCACTCCGCCGAATATGCAGCTGTGGAATTCTACACTCGGGTGGTGCGCAAAGGCAGTAGATAGTCTGAGTGACAGGCTTTCCTTCAGGGAATTCCGCAATGATGTCTTCAACCTGAATGAGATCTTTGCCATGAACAATCCAGATGTATTCTTTGACTCTGCGATTCTCTCTGCCCTGATCGGCTCGTGCAGCTTTGTATATATTTCTCCGGATGAGGACGGATACCCGAGACTACAGGTGATTGACGGAGCAAATGCAACAGGTAGGATCGATGAAATCACCGGATTACTCACGGAAGGGTATGCAGTCCTGCAGAGAGACCAAGATACTCGGAGACCTACGATTGAAGCTCACTTCGAACCGTTCTATACGACGATATACAGACGCGGTGAAGAGCCTGAAGTCTACGAGCACAATGTAGAGCATCCTCTGCTTGTCCCGATCATCTACAGGCCGGATGCCAAGAGACCTTTCGGCCACAGCAGGATATCAAGATCTGCTATGTCACTTGTAGGATCTGCGCTTCGGACAATCAAGCGTGCTGAAGTGTCAGCGGAATTTTACAGCTATCCGCAGAAATATGCGGTCGGCATGTCGGACGATGCTGAAATGGCGGACCGCTGGAAGGCGTCGATGTCATCGATGCTGACAATTACCAAAGACGAGGACAATGACCATCCGGTTGTTGGCCAGTTCCAGCAGCAGTCAATGACTCCGCATACGGAGCAGCTGAAGATGTTCGCTGCACTCTTCGGAGGAGAGATGGGACTCACCATGGACGACCTTGGATTTCCATCAGATAATCCCTCTTCATCGGAAGCTATCAAGGCGGCACACGAAACGCTCAGGGCTACGGCCAGAAAGGCACAGAAGAAATTCGGCAGCGGGTTCCTCAATGTGGGCTACCTTGCCGCATGCCTTAGGGATGACTGGCAGTATTCAAGAAGGCAGTTCTACATGACGAAGCCTATATGGGAGCAACTTTTCGAGCCGGATATGTCACAGCTCTCCCTGATCGGTGACGGAGCCATCAAGGTCAATCAGGCGGTGCCAGGATACTTTGGCAATACGAATCTCAGAGATCTGACAGGAATAGAGTCGGAGGACGATACGAATGAATGATATTGCTCCGGATCTGTGGGAAGAAATAAAGCGCCAGTTCCTGCAGGACGTTGAGAATGACGAGAAGATTGAGAATATTATTGCCAAGATGGCCGATAAAATGGCAACGCATATCGATTCTCAAGAATATGCGATTCAGGTAGGTGAGCACGCGGCTGATGCGCTACAAAATGTTCTGTCATCTGATGTTCTTCCGGAAGGAAAAATGTATTACAATATAGCTGAGAGGACCGTAAGACCACAGATGGAGCTGGTCAGGGAGATGGTTCTGGAAACGGCGGGAGAGATCCAGGAAGCGCTGAACTGGGAAGCGAGGATTGGCATGAAGGCAATCACACCGCCGGCGAACGATGACAGGATTGAAGGAATCATTAATCGGCTTTGCTCGGAGGAAAACTATGACAAGATAAAATGGATCCTCGATGCACCGATCAAGGCATATTCTCAGAGCGTAGTTGATGATTTCATTCATGCGAACGCGGATGCACAGTATAAAGCTGGTCTGCAGCCGAGGATTATACGCACGCTCCGGGGGAGAGGGTGTGAAAAATGCCGCCAACTGGCCGGGACGTATGACTATCCGGATGGACTTCCGGATGAAAATGTTTTCATGCGTCACGATAACTGCAAGTGCCTTGTGACTTATGATCCGGGGGATGGACGAAGGCAGAATGTTCATACAAAGAAATGGTATGAAGACCAAAGCGCAGCAGCAAGGGATAAAAACAGCTACTTAGGTGACATCAAGAGGCGAAGAGAACCGACCGTTGAAGATCTTAAAAACAGGCTGACGGTTTATGGAAAGGATCCTGATAATGAAGGCGTGGTTATTGAAAAACTACTCAATCATGAGATTTCAATGAATCTGTCTTCTCAGGGATATATGAAGCATGTTGAGGGGACGAAGAAATTTGAAGAATATGCAAAATCAAGACTTGAAGAAGGAAAGGGATATCAAAGCAGAATAACGATAAGCAAAGAGGAAGTGCAACAGCTTATATATTCGTATGCTGGTACAGGGAAACATGATTCATCAAAAAACTATGTTGCTGAGTATGTGTCTGTAGGAAAACCTATAGGGGAGTATTATACGAATGATGGAAGATGGATTAAGACAGACAGAATTTTGATCATTTACAAGAAAAAAAGTGCTCACATTGTACCAATAAAGGAGAAAAAGCAATGATTACAAACGAAGAAATGTGGAAATTTCGTTACATGGACAATGTAAGAATTGTTGACAAGGATAGAAACGTACATGTTGGGTCAGTTATTGAAATATTGGACGGAGATGAATTTGGTTGCGATGATGAATTGAAACTGGAGACAGATAATGGCAGGATTAAGACATTTACGGCAAAAGATATCTCTGAAATTTCTATCGTGAATTAGATGCTGATTTGACAGAAAATGAGAGGCAAATATGGCAGAAAAAAGAATTGGCTGCCAGACTCCGTCAAGGTCATTCGTCCTGCCATATGAATTGACAGACGGCGCCAGGGCGGTAGAGATTTACAATTCAACAGGATTCAAAGCGCAGGAGTGGCAGGAGCTGCTCCTGTACGACATTCTGGCCTTCAATGACGACGGCCTCTGGGTGCATACTTCTTTCGGCTTTTCCCTGCCACGGCGGAATGGGAAAAACGAGGTGGTCACTATACGCGAGATGTACGGTCTGATCGAACTGGGAGAACAGATCATGCACACAGCACATAGGACTTCGACAACACATACGGCATGGGAGAGGCTCCTGAACCGCCTGAAGAAATGCGGTGCGGATATAATATCGTCGTATCGCGCATCCGGAAAGGAACATATAGAACTTGCGAATGGCGGCAAGATTGAATTCCGAACAAGGACAAGCAAAGGAGGACTTGGAGAAGGATATGATCTTCTGGTCATAGACGAGGCTCAGGAATACCAGGATGATCAGGAGACGGCTCTTAAATATGTCATATCAGACAGCCCGAACCCGCAGACGATATTCCTTGGGACCCCGCCGACAGCGGTCAGCTCCGGAACAGTATTCCTGAACTTCCGGAACACTGTTCTGCAGGGAAAAGGCCAGAACAGCGCATGGGAGGAATGGAGCATCCCGAAGAGGGTCGATCTGTGGGACAAGGAGGCATGGTATCAAGCAAATCCATCCCTTGGGGCGCATCTGAAGGAGCGGGCAATCATTGATGAGATTGGCAAGTGCACAAATGAAGCGAAAATTATTGACGAACTGATTCAGCGCTTCGGAATGTGGTTCCAGTATAACCAAAAAAGTGCTATAAGCGAGGAAGAATGGAACTCGTACATCTGCAAGACAAAGCCGTCATTTGTCGGAAAACTAGGAATAGGCATCAAATACAGCCATGATGGCGAATCTGTCAGCATGGCAGCGGCCGTCAGGACTTCGGATGGACAGATCTTCGTTGAAGCTCTCGGAAGAGAAGAAAGACGGAAGGGGAATGACTGGATTGTTGTCTTGCTCAGACAGTTGGATGCTGGGAAGATTGTTGTAGATGGAAAGAATGGTCAGGATCTGCTTGTCGCAGACATGAAAGATGCGGGCATCCGCAAAAAACCTGTCTTACCAAAGGTGGACGATATTGTGCTTGCCAATTCTGCCTTTGAACAGGCACGGTTTGACGGAGCCGTGTGTCATATGGGCCAGAAGAGCCTAAGACAGTCGGCCGGAAACTGTGAAAAAAGAGCAATCGGTTCACGAGGAGGTTTCGGATTCCAGAGCATAAAGGAAGGCGTGGACGTCTCGATAATAGAGGCAGTAGTCCTGGCATACTGGGCTTGTTCCAGCATGAAAAAAGAGAAAAAAAGACAGAAGTTAAGCGGTTAAAGTCTGCTCCGAAAAACGGGGCGGACTTTTTTTATTATGTCTGTGTTAGCGTAAAACCAGCGCAGGACTTGATGTTGAAGGAGGAGGTTTAAACAAATGCCGTTTACACCGATAGAAACACAGGAAGATTTTGACGCGGCAGTCCAGAGCAGACTTGATCAGAGGGAAAAGGAGATCAGGGGAGAATATGCTGATTACGAAGACCTGAAGACACAGGTAGCAGGATTTGCCGGCACTGAACAGCAGTACAAAGATCAGATTGCGAATCTGGAGGCAGAGAAAAAGCAGAGCAACGCGACAGCGCTTCGCTACAAAAAGGCCGGAGAGTACCGGATTCCTATGGGGATGGCGGACAGGCTCAAAGGTGAGACGGAAGAAGAAATCGAAGCGGATGCCAAGGCAATGGCGAAGATGATCGGCCGCAGGGACAGAACACAGCCTTTAAGGGACAATGAACCGCCGGTCGAGAAAAATGAAAAGAGAGCAGCCCTGAGGGGGATGCTGGCAAAGATGAAGGAGGATTAATATGCCTGCAAATGTATTAACAAGAGGGGAGCTGATCCCGGAAGTAGTAGTAAATGACATGTTTAACGCTGTAAGTGGACACTCTGCGCTTGCAAGGCTGTCCGACAGCAAACCGATCCCTTTCTCCGGGCAGCGGGAATTCATCTTCTCGATGGACAAGGAAGTGGATATCGTTGCAGAAAACGGCAAGAAAACACCGGGCGGCGGAAATGTGGAACCGGTCAGCGTTGTACCGATCAAGTTCGAGTACTCAATGCGCACTTCCGACGAATTCCTGTATGCAGATGAAGAATACAGGCTCGGAGTTACAGAGAAATTTACTGAAGGCTTCGGTAAAAAGCTTGCGCGCGGTCTTGATATTGCTGCTTTCCACGGAATCAATCCGAGGACTGGAGAAGTATCAGCTGTCGTAGGAGCGAACAACTTCAAAGACAAGATCACAGCTACAGTGACATATGATCCGCTTGCTCCGGACGATAATCTTGATACAGCTGTAGCAGCAATCAGAGGTCTCGGACGTGATGTGACCGGCATCGCGATGAATCCTGCATTTGCTTCCGCAATGGCAAAGGTAAAAGTCAACGGTGTAGTGCAGTATCCCGAATTCAGATTCGGCCAGAATCCTCAGGCATTCGCAGGTCTCCGCAATGACGTGAACAATACCGTATCCTTCGGGGCGAGCCTCCTTCGCGCAGTGGTAGGCGATTTTGTGAATTGCTTCCGCTGGGGCTATGCCAAAGAGATCCCGCTCCAGGTAATCGAGTATGGCAATCCGGATAATGACGAGGATCTCGGAGATCTTAAAGGCCGCAATCAGGTTCTCCTGAGATGCGAGGCTTATATGGGATGGGGCATCCTGCTCCCGGATGCATTCATGAGAATCGTGGAAGCGTCGACAGAACCTGCAGGCGGGGATGACTCCGGGACTTCGGAAGGAACAGATGGTGGAGAAGGTTGATCATAAGGAGCTGAGATGAAAAGATATCGGCACAAGCGCACGGGCGTGGTGATCGAGGTCGAATCTGAAATCAGGGCAAAGGATTGGCAGGAAGTAGTTCCTGCCAATGTCTCAATTAAAAGCGAAACGCCCGCGAAAATGCCTGATGCAGATTCCAGCGTAAAAGAAACAGCAGAAGCAAGGCCGGCTGTCGGTATCAGTCCTGCGGGACAGAAGGAAACAACAGCCAAGACGCCTGCAAAGAAAGCAACTGCAAAGAAGCCTGGGGCAAAAACCACAGCAAAGAAAGCTGCTGCGAAAACAGCCTCAAATCCGTCAAAGAAATCAGAAGCACCTGCGGCTAAACGCCCTGTTGCGAGGGTGAACAGATGAGAAATTATGCGACAACAGAAGACATGGAAGCAATGTGGAGGGAAATGACGGCGGAAGAACAGCAGCGGGCTGATGAAATGATTCCTGTCATCTCCTCAATGCTCCGGATGGAGGCCGCAAAAGTCGGGAAGGATCTCGACAGGATGGTCGAGCAGTCGGAGGATATGGCAAATGTCGCCAGATCCGTAACCGTCGATGTTGTCGCGAGAGTGCTCATGACTACGACAAAGCAGGAACCTATGTCACAGATGTCACAGTCCGCGCTCGGTTACTCGGTTTCCGGGACATTTCTTGTTCCCGGAGGCGGTGTTTTTATTAAAAAGTCTGAGCTTGCGAGGCTCGGCCTTCGGAGGCAGCAGATAGGGGTGATTGATTTTTATGGGACTGATACAGGGAATAACAGTGAAACTGTATGAACGTGTGCAGTTGGGAGTAGACGAATTCTATTGTCCGGTATATAAAGAATCACCCACTGATGTGGAAAATGTGCTGGTGACACCGGTATCCGTTACCGATATTCCAGAGCCGAATGCAACAGAGCAGAAAAAAGCCGTGTACAAAATAGCCATTCCGAAAGGTGATGCACATACATGGGAAGACAGCAGGGTAGACTTCTTTGGACAAAGCTGGAAAGTGATCGGACACGCTGAGGAAGGAATTGAAGAGCTGATCCCGCTTGACTGGAACCGGAAATACATGGTGGAGAGGTATGGGTGACATCAGGATTGAACTTGACCATGATGCGGTCAGAGCATTCCTTCAGTCTTCTGACGTCGCTGAAATGGTGAACAGTTATGGCAGCAGGGCCGTGAACAGCCTTGGCAAAGGTTACGAAGGGGAACCCTATATAGGACCTAACAGGGCAAATTATGCGGTAGAGGCAACGTACTACCAGACGAAGTCGAAGGGCACGGCCCCGATATTGGAGGCACTAGGTGATTGAGAAAACGATTATGGATTTCCTTCATCAAAGGATACATGTTCCTGTGCGGGCGGAAGTAAAGTCACCTCCGGACGAGGAATACATCCTCGTAGTAAGGACCGGAGGATCAGAAAAGGATTTCCTGCATACGAGCCAGATTGCGATCATTTCGAAGGGGAGGACGATGCTGAGGGCAGCCGGACTGCATGAATCGGTCAAGTCTCACATGGACGGCTTGACGACACTGGACGCGGTGACGAAAGTGAAGCTCCTGGATGAAGGAAATGTAACAGATGCGATGGTAAAGCGGCACAGGTATCAGGGAATATATGAGATCACGCACTATTGAATTTGAGAGGTAATCACATGAGTGAGAATAATGCAAATCTTGTAACAGTTGGAAAACCCAAGACAGGCGGGGCAGTATATCGTGCCCCGCTCGGAACTACACTCCCGGAGGATGCGGTATCGACTCTCGCTGCGGCATTCGTAAATCAGGGGTACATCAGTGAAGACGGCCTTGTCAATTCGAACTCACCTGAATCAGAGGATACGATTGCATGGGGCGGAGACGTGGTCAATTCTTCCATGAAACAGAAGAAGGACACTTATAAGTTCAAGATGATCGAAGCGAAGAACGTTGAGGTCCTCAAGACCGTATACGGAGATGACAACGTGTCAGGGACGCTTGCAACCGGAATCACAGTGAAAGCGAACAGCAAGGAACTGCAGGAAAGTGCGTGGGTTGTCGAGGAGATCCTGAAGGGCAACACACTGAGGCGAACGGTCATCCCGTGCGGCAAGATCACAGCGCTGGGCGACATTGTGCACAAGGACAATGAGGTGACCGGATACGACGCCACTCTTACTGCTTATCCGGATTCGGACGGACAGACACACTATGAGTATATGATCGAGGTTACGAGCGGAACTTCGGGCAGCCAGGAATCAAGCGGCCAGGGAGGTTGATATGTACAGCGGGACAACTGCATCGGGATTCAGATACGATATCGATGAGAAGAACACAGACAATATGGAGCTTGTCGACGCGATCGCGGAAGTGATAGATGGAGACAGCCTTGCGGTATCCAAGGTATGCAGGCTCATCCTTGGAGATGCACAGCGCAAAAGGCTGTATGATCACCTGAGAACGGCTGACGGGCGCGTGCCTGTCGAAGCGGTTACAAGAGAAATCATTGAGATATTCAGTGGAGCTGCTAAAGGAAAAAAATAATCACCCTTGCCGGCATGATGGCCGCTGACGAGGACGCTCTTGCGTGCGACATCGCGGAGACATACGGGATTTATGATATGAGGGCACTGCCGGCCGGACGCTTGGCGGTGCTCGCTGTCGGTTTAAGGGAAGATTCCCGGATAAAGACAAAGATGTCGGGACTTACGGTCCCTGTTGGAGATCTGATGACGGCGGCGATCGTCGACCGGCTGACCTGGATTGCATGGGCCAACTCTGTGGATGGACAGAGAGGCGTGAACAAGCCGGCACAGCTTGTTTCGAAACTCCTCCGGAGGGATTCAGAAAAAGAGCGGCAGACGGTTGCATATGAATCTCCGGAAGAATTTGAAGCTGAGAGAAAGAGACTTTTGAGGGAAGTAGAATGTCGGGACAGACAATAGGAAAAGCATATGTACAGATCATGCCGTCGGTAAAAGGACTGGCAGGAAATCTGAAAAACGCAATGAACGGCGATGCGGTATCAGCTGGAGAATCTGCAGGCAGCGGTTTTGGCTCCAGTATGGTAGGCGCGATCAAAGGAGTGATCGCGGCTGCGGGCATCGGGGCAGCATTGAAAGCGTCACTGGATGAAGGCGGGGCTTTGCAGCAGTCCCTTGGAGGCGTGGAAACGCTGTTCAAAGAGAATGCGGATACCGTGAAAGAATATGCCAACCAGGCTTACAGGACAGCCGGAATGTCTGCGAACGAGTACATGGAGACCGTCACAGGGTTCTCCGCTTCCCTCCTGCAGTCCCTTGGAGGCGATACGGCAAAAGCTGCAGAATCGGCTGATATGGCCCTGCGGGACATGTCTGACAACGCGAATAAATTCGGCACGGACATGGAATCAATCAAGACTGCATATGCAGGCTTCGCAAAGCAGAACTATACGATGCTCGACAACCTGAAGCTGGGGTATGGCGGAACGAAAAGCGAGATGGAGCGTCTCCTTGCAGACGCAAAAGCGCTTACTGGTGTCGAATACAACATCGACAGCCTCGACGATGTCTATCAGGCGATCCATGTAATACAGGGTGAACTTGGAGTGACCGGGACGACGGCAAAGGAGGCGGCATCTACCCTCGCAGGGTCGGCAGCATCTATGAAGGCAGCCTTTACCAATGTGCTTGGAAAGCTTGCGATCGGGGAAGACATCAGCGCAGACCTTGACGCTCTCAGGGACTCCCTGCAAGTGTTCCTGTTCGACAATGTGCTCCCTATGGTAGGAAACATAGCGGAGCGCATTCCACAGCTGGTAGAAGCGGCAGGGAGCATGGTCATACAGGGCTTGAATATGCTTGGGAACAATGCAGGGGACATCGCAGGAACGGTCGTGGATACGATTGTGAGCCTCGCAGAGGCAATTATTGGAGCTGCCCCGTATGTCATTGAGGCTGCGCTTAGCATCGTTGCTGTAATCGGCTCTAAATTAATCGAGATGGACTGGATAGAGATTATCACCTCAATGATGACGAATATGCGGGATAGCATGGATCTGGCAGCAGGTGAAATCTTAGGAACGGATGGGAGCATCGTCTCTGCCCTGATCGCTGGTATCAGCGAAACTCTTCCGGGTCTGATACAGGCAGCAGCCGACATTATTGGGACAATTATAGGTGCTATAACGGAAAATCTGCCAGTCTTGATGGAGAATGGAGTCCAGATTATTTCGGAAATTGCAAACGGCATCATGAGCAACCTTCCTGCCCTGATCGAGGCAGCAGGCCAGATAGGTCAGACCGTATTGACAGCAATCCTGGAACTGCTCCCGAGCATCATGGAATCAGGGGTTAACCTTATAGGCTCGATAGCCGAAGGAATGGCTCAGAATGCGCCGGCAGTGCTTAGTGCTATCGGAGAAGCGCTTACAGGATTGGTTCTGACGATTATTGAACATCTTCCTGAGATTCTGGAAAAGGGCAAGGAAATACTTGGAAATGTCGCGCAGGGCATTATTGAGGCGCTCCCGGATCTGGTAAAGGCAGCAGCTGAAACGGTAGCAGGATTCCTGGCTGAAATCGGAGCACATTTGCCGGAAGTCCTTGAAGAAGGAATCACTCTCTTAGGGGAACTCATTGCGGGAATCATCAAGTCCATCCCAGATGTTATCAGTGCAGCAGCTGATATTATTGGCAATATAGTTGACACTTTCGGTGAGTATGACTGGGGAAGCATCGGCCTTAACCTGATCAGGGGAATTGCCGACGGTGTGGCCGGCGCCGCATCCGAACTGATTACAGCAGCAACAAATGTCCTGGGTGACGCATGGGACGCGATGACGGGGTGGCTTGATATAGCATCACCATCGAAAAAGGCTAAAAGAGTAATTGGTAAGAACTGGGCACTGGGCATCGGTGATGGATTTGTTGAAGGCTTCCCGGTAGGCGATATGCTGTCGAGCGTGAAAGACGTTTTTGGAGAAATCCAGAATGAGACGCTTGGCTTTCCTTCACAGGCTGTGCCCGCTCTTGTGACCGGAACAGCATTCCCTGGAAACGGTAATCGAACACGAACAGTGGATGATATTAAGGATGTTCTGGATGCGATAAAGGAACTCAGAGAAGCAATAATGTCCATGAAGATAGTGATGGATTCCGGAGAGCTGGTCGGTGCTGTCCAGGAGATGATTAATGAGATACTTGGTAAGGAGGCGCAGCGGGCTAAATGGCAGTAAGAGGAAATACGTTCGGGGCGACTATAACAATCATATCGACTAATGCCAGTTACCATACTTATAGGGACTGGGGCATTGTCGTGTCGAACGGGGACCCGGTCGGGGATCCTGAACAGGAGACGAACTATATTACTGTACGCGGACGTCCCGGGCTGCTTGACTGTAGCGAATCTCTTACCGGAGAACCGGTGTTTAAAGGCCGTAGGATCACATTTGATATGGTGCTGCAGACACCTCCGGATCAATGGAGCATGACAGTGTCCAAAATCAGAAACAGAATTGATGGCCGAAGGGCTAAAGTGTTTTTAGATGACGATCCAAGTCATTACTGGCTCGGCAGAATCAGTGTGAAGAACACGTCGAGGGTGATGAGATGCGGTCGATTTACCCTCGAAGTTTATGCGGATGCGTACAAGTACGAAAAAGCAAGTTCGCAGGAGAAATTGCGTTGGGATGACATGAATTTTCTTACGGACTGTCTGCGGTATATTGGCACGATTACGGTATCTGGCCAGTATACGCTTGTTATACCGAAAGGAGAACACGCGGTAGTGCCCACGATCAAAGTAACGAACATCACGTCGCAGACATTCTCAATGAGCGTCGTTGGGACTGAAAAATCTTATGCTCTTGTGGCTGGCACTAATCGCTTCCCGGATTTTAAGGTGTGCGGCGCAGAAGATGTGACGCTCAGTTTTGGAGGATCCGCGAAGGTAACATTGACCTATAGAGGAGAAAGTCTGTGATGTATACTTATTGGCTTGACGACCAGATACTCTATTATCCGGGAGACTCATTATGCACACTGGTAGGCGATCCGGTGATCAAACTCAGTATAGGACAGGCCGGAAGTTGCGAGATGAAGATTCCGGAGACGAATCCGCTTTACAATAGTATCAGCCTCAGGAAATCAATGGTAACTGTGAAAAAAGGTGATAAAGAAATTTTCTGCGGGGAAATTCGAACAGCGGAACGTGATAGAGATAACAACATGAATGCATATGCAGTCGGAGAGCTTGCCTTCCTGGCTGACGGAATACAGCCGCAGCACAGCTATGGAAAGGTGACCCCGACAGCATTCCTGGCTGCAGTGCTGTCAGAACATAATGACTCCGTTGAAGAACGGAAACAGTTTGCACCGGGATATGTCACTGTGCCTAGCGGATGGGACGACTCGGTCAAACAGACCGATTTCGACAACTCGCTGGTTGCACTAAGGACTCAGCTCGTGGACCGACTCGGGGGATGCCTCAGAATTCGGAAAGCAGGAGTAACGCGCTATGTCGACTATGTGACATTATCGGATTATGGAGCAGCAAATGCGCAGGGGATCAACTTCGGGGAAAACCTGTTGGATTATTCCGAGAACATGACTGCAGCGGATATTGTGACATGCATAATTCCTCTCGGAGCGCGAATTGACTCAGATAGCGATTTTGAAAAGCGGGTCGATATAACGTCGGTCAACGCAGGAAACAACTATCTGACAGCGTCACAGACAGTCTTGAACCGCTTTGGATGTATTTGGAGAGTAGTCGTATTTGACGATCTTGACGACCCAGCAGACATAATGGCAGCAGGACAGGCGTGGTTAGCAGAGAACCAGTACGAGACGATGAGGCTCAAAATCACAGCTGTTGATCTGTCAATTCTTGACAGTGAGATAGACGATATGTATTTAGGGGACCGAATCCCGTGCAGAGCGGAGCCTTACGGCCTTAATATGACGTTGCCGATCATCGAACAAACGATACATCCGTTGTCACCGCATAAGGACACAATTGTGCTGAGTGCAACACTCCAGAATAAAAAGCTGACAATCAGCGACCAGGTCGGCAGTAGTGGCGACTCAATCAGACAGGCCACAGCTCAGACAGAGCTTAAGATCCGTAATGTGATCAGGCAGGAAGTGGCTAGCCTCATGGCGCGATTTGCCGGGACCAACGGAGGATATAAGCTCTCAGAATTTGATTCTAACGGCCTCTGGCTCCGTGATCTCTGGATGGATACGCCGGATAAAACGACGGCCACGAATATCCTTGAAATAAGCATGAACGGAATCAGATCATCAAATGCCGGATATAAACCCGCGACAGATCCGGCTTGGAAACTTGGCATAACGATAGACGGCCAGATAAATGCAGACAGAATTCTGACAGGAACGCTGATGGCAGGACTGATAAAGGCGGGAATACTGTCTGATGTAGCTGGGAACACATCGCTCAACATGGAGACTGGAGCGTTAAGAACAAAAAAACTGGAGCTGATATCACCATATCTCAATATCAAGCCAGATGGCACGATAGAGTCAACGGATGGGACTGAGATCCTTACTATACTAGAGGCTTTGCTTAAAGGATACTATTGGAAAAATAGCGCAAAATATCTAGCAGGCTTACTGGACCTATCTGCTGACTACGGAGACGGCACACATAAGGTTGTACTGGAATCAAAGAACGGAATGGTTATGAAAATTGCATCGTCTGGAGCTTTTACGATAGAGCAGGCTGGAAAAGAACTGGTGACGCACGACGGGAAGAACATGGTATTTTATATCGGAAGTGCAGGTTCTTTTGAATTCAGACAACACTCAGGGCAGTCATATCGATCATGCGGAATGATTGACGGGAACGGATGGCATGGACAATATAGCACTACATAAGGAGACGACAAATAATGAGTGCAATTTCAACATTGTTAACACGGCTGCAGAATACGTTATCTACATTACGCGCAGCAATTTGGGCAATAGACGTTAGGGATGATATTGCTGATGCAATTGAAGAGTGCGGGCAGATGGTCGAGCAGTGTTACTCGGATGTGTCAAATCCGACACTGCAGACTGAGGCCCTGGAGGCTGCTCTTCAGAATAAGATTGATCAAGGCGAGATGGCGGCGCTCACGATCGGAGATAGGACAATCACGGCCGTCAAGCTGGCAAACGGAGTCATTCCTGCGGCAGATGCGACTCTGACCACGTCCGGAGGATATGCGGACGCAGCTGAAACCGGCCGGCAGATTGGCAAAATAAAGGCTGATTTATATGAGCAGACAGAACGTGTATCTGAACTGGAAGATGGTTTAAGCGTAGTAAACGAACAGATAAGTGGCATAGAAGAAGAAATTGATAATTTTGAGCCGTTATCAGACAATATAAAAATGGCGTTGTTGGAATGTTTTCAGAACGTAGCGTGGATAGGTGCAGACAGCAAAACATATTACGACAATCTGGTGAATGCTTTGCATCAATCTATATATTCCATTGATGTCCCAACGACTTTCAATGGGACATCCGATTATATAGATACAGGTATACAACTTTTCGATACAGATAAGTCGTTTACGATATTCTGTGATTGTACTGAAGATACGGAATATCCACTTTTGCGTTATTACCAAATATTCCATTGTATGATGAGCAATGGTCCGTGGACTGGTATTGAGGCGTCTCTAAGAAAAACTGACGAAAACGATAAATCACCAATCAGAATAGCGTATTATGGAGGAACTGAAAGTCAATCTTATGATTCTACGACAGGTGTTGGAAATAGAAACGTTAAAATTGCAGTTTCACATAAATCTGCAAGCAGTTCACTATCTATTGCAGTTTCGGTTAATGACAATCTTGTTCTATACGATAATGTTGCATATAGATATGGCTTCAATGAAAAGACGCTTGTAATTGGTACGGCAAAAAAAGATGATGGAACACTCACAAGTAATTTCTTTAAAGGCACTATCAATAATTTCAAATTGTATAATGTCTCATTTTCCCTCAATGATCTAAGAAACATGGTTCTGAATGGAGGTGCGCAATAATGAAACTGCATGATTATTCCGGAAACGGATTGGAAATCGGAGTGGAAATCGACACCACATTTACATTAAACGGATATGCGGCAGACGCAAAGGCAACAGGCGATGCGTTAGAACAGGCGGGTATGTATGTCAGCGAGCCGTCTTCCGCTGATATACCAGAACTGTATATTTTAGGTACGCTTCCAACATCAAAATCAGATGGGAATGTAATTGTGGGAGTGACATACATTTCTAAAACAGGGAGATTTTCAGAATATGCCACTCTTAAAGTGCAGGGGGATTCATCCACTGGTTATCCTAAGAAGAACTTTACTATTAAATTCTATCAGGATGCCCAATGCACTACAAAAAGCAAGCATAATTTCAAAAACTGGGGAAATGAAAATAAGTATGTTATGAAGGCTAACTGGATTGATATTACGCAATCGAGGAACGTAGTAACAGCTAGATTGTGGACGGATATTGTCAGAAGCAGAGCCGATTATAATTCGCTTCCTGCCGCAATGATTGAATCTCCTAAACTTGCAACAATAGACGGATTTCCTATAAAAGTATATGCTAATGGCGTATATCAAGGAAGATATACATTCAATATTCCCAAAGATGCTTGGATGTATAATATGGATGATACGTCAGAATCTGATGTTGTACTTTGTGCTGATAGTTGGAATGGTGGAAGATTTATCACATATCCGGCTCTAGTGGATGAAACAGATTGGACAGATGAAATTCACGAAGATTCTGTTCCACAGTCTGTTATAACAAAGCTGAACAATCTTATTTACTTTGTTCAGAACTCGACCGACGCCCAATTTCTGGCAAATATAAGCAATTATATAGACGTTCAGAGTTTTATAGATTTCTATATTTTTGTTCAAGTCAGTGCCGCAGAAGATAATTGCGGAAAAAACTTAATACTTATGAGTTACAACGGATCACCTTACATTGCTGGCGCATATGATCTTGACAGCACTTGGGGACTGTATTGGGATGGTACACAAATATTAGGTGTAGACATTGACCTTTCATCCCCAAGTGGGAAAATGGGATTAAACAGGCTTTATTCAAGGATTGCATCTTTGTATTCATCTCAAATCAAAACAAGATACGCGGAATTGCGAAACAATGCTTTGTCAGCCGCTAACATTATTCATAGATTTGAGGAATTTTGCAATATTATGCCGAAAGAATTAGTAGAGGAAGACTACGCCTCAACAACCGCAAATGGGGCATTTGTAAATATTCCTTCAAAGACTATAACGAGCCTTACACAAATTAGAAATTATGTTGCGGCAAGGTTGGCATATATTGATAGTCAGATACTCACTTAAAGGAAAAAGTAAGTAAACTAAACGAGGTGTTCAAATGAAAATTTTAGCCATTATTTTAATTGCGGACATGTTTTTGAATGCGGTTTTGGGAATCATCCAGCATAAATTGGAAAAGGATATTGACAAGGAAATTACCAAAGGGGTTGAAATGATGCGAAATTCAATACACAACGAGGTTGAAATGATGCGAAAATCAACACACGACGAGGATAATAAGTAAACTAAGCGAATGTTTAACATGGATGATTCTTTAGATAGTAATGCCGCTTTATGCAGTGAGGGGTTTAAATGCTTATTCAAAGATGAACAACAGATAGCTATTGATGGTACAGACTGGACAGACGAAATTCATGAAGATGCTGTTCCGGCTTCAGTAGTGACCAAATTTAATACGTTTTACAACTTTGTGGCTACATCATCTGATACCGATTTTGCTAACAACATTTCAAACTATGCCGATGTTCAGAGTTTTATTGACTACTATCTTTTTGGATTTGTCGATTGCGGATTTGATAGTTTTGGCAAGAATCAGATGATTTTATTTTATAACAACGGCCCGTTTATTGCCAGTGTGTACGATCTTGATACTACATGGGGTTTATACTGGAACGGTGAATCACTACTGGCATATGATTATGCCGAGAGCGAATACATTATTCCGAGGCACGGTCTTTATACACGCCTAAAGAATTTATTCCCCACGCAGGTTAAAGATAGATATGAAGAGTTAAGAACAGACGCGTTATCCGCCGCTAACATCATACATCGGTTTGAAGAATTTTGTAATGTTATGCCGAGGGAATTGATCGAAGAAGATTATGCATCAACAACTGCAGGAGGGGCTTATGTGAATATTCCGTCTAAAAATCTAACCAGTTT